TTATTTTCATTTTTAGTGGGTTTATTTGTTCCTTCAACTTCTTTCTTGGTTTTTTGTAATATCAAAAGTTCTTTAGTCGTTGCCGATAAAGAATTAATCAACTGAGTAGCAACCTCAAACGCCCTTGGTTGCTCACCCTCTTTAGCAATAGATAATAATTCTTCTAATGCTATATTTCCTTTTGCAATTAGATTATGATATTGATCTCTTGAAAATTCATAATCGTCAACCACATCATTTTTTTCTGCTTCAATATCTTGACTTATTTCAGGTTCTTCAATATCAATAATATCATCTGCAATATCTAATATATCATTTAATTTTTTTACTGTTTCTTTTTTCATTATAAATTAGTTATAGTTGTTGTAACATTTGGATCAGTTGTCATATTCGCTTCAGTATCAGTTGGGCTTGGCTTAATATCAATATTAATTAATTTTGTATCAAACTCACTCGTAAATGTTCCAGCATTTACATCTACTTCTCTAATAATACCTTGTTCAGAAACTGGTTTGTATATATGTCCTTGTATTGTAAATGAAAGCGTATGAACTAATGTTCTTCTTGTAAGAAAATCACCTTCATAATCATCTTCTGATGTCATACTATTTAATATAATTGGTATATCTCTTTTAATTCCCAATGTTTTCATTTCATTCATTGTTACTTGAAACTCAGGTGTAAAATATGGCAATATTTGTTCTAAAATCTGAGCACCATCATCACTATTTAAAACCATGATTGATAAATCAACTTCATAATTATATGGCACAGGTGTATAAGTAGATAACAACTTATCAGTTGAATTTGGATCTAGTGATTTAATTTGTTGTGTTGTTTGTAATTTTCTTGCATTATCATATACCATTGATGTTATTTCAAATGACATTCTTGGAAGTGATATTCCAATACGGAAATCTTCATCATCAGTACTACCTTGTTCTATTTTTGCAAGATATTTTTGTGCTGGGCCATATGCAATAGGTACTTTAAGATCTTGTATTAATGTATTATTTTGAGAACGCCGTATGTTTATATCATTAAATAGCGTACCAAATAATATAACAATATTTCTAATATTTTTATTATAAAAATATTTTCCAAACATTAAATATCTCCTTCAGACCACGGATCAATTTCACTAAAATCTAAAATATCATCCCCCTCGACTTCAAATTCTTTATTATCATCAAATTCTGATGTTGATATAATCTGATCATCAATTCCAGTTAAATATGCTGATGTTAGAGATTTTATACCAGTAACAAGTTCGTTTAATACAAACTGTCCTTGAACTCTATAAACATATATTTTATTTGCTTCTTGCTTAGAAACTCTTGCCATTGCTGTTGCAGTTTCAGGAGTATTACCTTGAAAAATTGTTTCTCCATCTCTAAATACTATTGATGAACCAGATGTAACAGTAAATTCAACAGTCGTAGCATTATCTCTTTCTATTTTATTAAAAATTTCACCAGCTTCTTCACCAGCTAGATTAAATCTTTCATTACTATATCTAAAGGTTTCTGCTGTTATTTCAAAAACATTAGTTTTTCCTAATGTATAAAAAGGTTGTTCATGTTCAACATATTTAATTGTAAATATAGTTTTTCCTAAAGGAAAATAAATTAAATCTCCTTCTCTTGGCTGATCTATAAATGTTTCGTCTTTAAATCTTTCTTTATTAACAATTAAAATTATTTCATCTTGAACATCCAAACCAAATTTTGATAATGTATCTCCTGAGCCACCATAACCATCTGGTGTATTTACATACATTTCTACTTGATAACCTTTATTATATTCTATTAATGCATCTTCATTAAGTAAAGTATCTTTTGCATAAGAATCAAATCTAGGAAGATATAAAACATCAAGTCCAGCAATTTGGATAACTTCTTTTGATAAACTATTAACTAATTCTTGTTGTGGAAAAGAATTGAAATTTTTAAAGAAATGATTAGTAGCCATATTAACCTACATATCCATCAACAGGGAGTTCATATTTAAGATTTATTTCTTCTTCTATTTGGCTTATTTCTTCTACTGCTTCATCATAGATAGTTTTTCCATCAAGTGAAATACCACCTGGCAATACAACTCCTGTAAACTTTTTAAGATTTTCTCCCCATTGTCTTTTAATTAAAGCAGTAGTATATTTCTTTAAAAACATATCATTCCAGATTTCGGGATAAGTAGACGGGTCTAAAGCACGATATGCTTCTATAACTAAAATATCATTTTCATTAAATTTTTCTGTCCAATCAGTTTCTAAGTAAACTCTATTTTGTTTTCTATTAAAAAGCATTGTTGGTGCAATAGAAAATAATTGTTCAACTAATGAAAAATTTTGTTGTGTCATTTCCCATTGAATTAATGTTGTACCAGAAAAATTATTTAAATCATTTAATCGTAACTGATATTCCTCATTAAAGAAACCACCAGAAAAAGAATCAAAACTAGGTATAGGTAATACTCTAACAACACTAATTACAGGATTACCCATAGGGATATATTCATTTGTAATATCATCTGCTGTTATAATATGTTTAAGAAAAACTTTTTCTACACCGTCAAAATGATATTCTTGAAAATACTCAAGAGCATCATCAACTCGTTCTTCTAATTGATCTTCATCAATGTTTATTTCAACAACAGGCTGTCCCAATCTTCGTAAACAATAATCTATCAGTCCTTGCCTTGAGGTTACACTAGCCATACTATTATCCTTTTTGTTGTTCTGTATTACCTTCTAATTCAAGACGTTGTTTTATCAAAGTCTCTCTATCTTCATTAGAACAAAGTAATTGAGCTTCTATTTGTACCATCTTTCCATTAAGATCATTTACTTTATTTTGAAGTACAGTAATTATTTTTTGAGCATAATTTAATTGTACCTGTAATTGTTCTTTTGTAACTTCTGAACCTGCTTTAGTCATATCATTATCTACAACATTTTCTTCTACTTTATCATTCATATCATTATTCCTTTAATATAGAATTATTAATCTTTACTTCTTTTACCAGTTTTCTTTACAGGTTCATCAGCTCTTGCTATACGTTTTTCATCTGCTTCTAACCCATATCTGGTGCGTATCATTGTATCTAAGCGTAAAATATCCGTTTGTAATACTCTAATCCTATCTATCAACTGAACTAATATATCAGTCTGATACCCGATCTTGCCAGTCATAGAATCCTGTAACCATTTCACAATCTTCCAGAAACCCCACCCAACCAATAACAAACCTACAATTGGCACACCTAATTTTTCAATCAGGTCAGCGGTTTCGTTAAGTTGCATTTGTCCACCTATTGTTATTTATATGTGAAAAAAAAACAAAAGGGAGATTGAGGACAAGGCCCCAATCCCCCTTTCGGTAAAACTTTAAACTACTATGTTGGTATTTGGTAAAAATTAAATTACCATGTACCACCATCAAGTGTGCTTGACCATGCTGGAGCATTACCATTCATTTGCAAGAACATATCATCAGAACCTTTAGTTAATCTTGCAAGTGAATCTGCACCATCAGCATAAAGAATATCACCAGCAGCATAAGTATTTTGTCCAGTACCACCATAACCTTCTGCAACCGTAGTACCATTCCAAACACCAGTTGAAATTGTACCAACAACTTGCAAAGCAACCATATCTGTTACATTAGGCTGAGCAGCTGTTGTCAATGTACCAGCAATATTAGCAAATCGTGCGTTACCAGCATTACCAGAAAATACTTCAGTAGTATCGCCATTATTATCAAGAATATTAGTAGCATCTGGAATGAAAGTAAATTCATCAGCAGAACGATCCCAACCAAAGAAACCTCCCTGATTATCAGTACCATCATGCCAATTATATTCAACACCACTATCTTTTAGAGAGCCTTGAGTAGCTTCACCCAAAACCAGTACTGGATCAGATACAGTAACAGTAGTAGAATCAACTTGTGTAGTTGTACCACCAACTGTCAAGTTACCAGCAATACTAACATTTGTAGCTAAATCAATTTGTACAGCTGCATCAGTTGCACCAGAACCAGTAACAGCTAAGTTACTATCTGAATTAGTAATACTTGCAACATAATTAGATGCTGTATCTGTAAGAAGATTAATAGCATTAGCTTGAACACCACTAACTGCGGTAACACCATCTTTGTCAATAGTAACATCACCAGACAATGCTTTGTTTTCCCACTTACCATTTCCACTATCCGCATCTGCATCATAGATAGCCATATGGCCATTTGCTAATGCATTAAAATCCACATCTGTCAAAGTACTAAATGCACCACCAGATGTAGCAATACGAGTATTAACCCATGCTGTTGTTGCAACTTTGGTTGAATTTTCTGTTGGACTTGCTGCTGTTGGTGCAGTAACAGATGTTGCACCAGACATATCAAAAGCACCAGCACCAGCTGTCATAGCTGCCATTGTTGTTGTACCTAACAATGCTGTATCTGTACGGAAGTCCTCACCCCAGTTACCACCTTTATCACCACCAATAGCTTTAATTGCACCAGTAGCAGCATCACCGATATAAATTGTACCAGCTCCACTATCATCAACCCATGCTAATTCACCTGATGCGAGGGTTTGCCCCGACATATCAGCAGCAGTAGACGACCTTTTAATTTGTATTGTATTAGCCATTTATTTGTTTCCTTTTTTTGTTTTAGTAAATTAAATATATTTAATTCAAAACTTCATATTAATCATTATTTTGCAACTTACCAATAAAACTTTTAAACTTTTTAAAATGTACCACCATCATTATCGTTTATAACTTCGACATCTATTGGTTTAAATGTTTTTGTTGCAGCATCATAAACCAAAACATCATTATCATTCAAACCAATTTTATTTACATCCGATAAATCTACTAGTGGAGGTACTTCACCAGCACCTAGCCCTGTTCTACCAGTAGATAATTGTGGTGTAAAAATAGGATTTCCCCAATTTCTATTTACTTGTATAGGCATTTTATTTTGTTATCTCTGGGCGAATTGTTATAACACCTTGAATTATTCTTTCTACTATTCCTGTAGCTGTTTCTGTCATTTCAATATCATAAAGATATTTACCATGTTTTAATGCAGAAGTTTGTGCTGCTGATAATTCAAATGTAACATTTCCTGTTACTGGATTTACAACTGTTATTGTAATTTCTTCTTTATTGATTGATTTATAATGCCGTCTTATATAACTTTGAAATGTTTGTCCAGTTACATCTCTAGCAGCACCATTACTATCTAATATATTAATATCAGCAAACCAATTTGAACCAGCATTAATATCTTGATTCCATTTTACAGTAGCCATTTGTTATTACCCTAATGCGATTGCTATTGTAGTAACTTGATCCAACTGTGCTTGTGTTGCACCACTTGAAGATGCACCAGAAGCAGTATTCAATGTTGTACCATCTGGAAAAGTAAGTTGTTTTCCAGACATAATATGAATACCATCACTCTTTAATTGTATGATAGCATTATTTGTACCATTCTCTTGAACATAAAATTCTATAATAGCATCTTCACTAGAAGCTGTTGCATCCTCTATTTTACTTGTTATTTTAGCATATACTACTTTATCACTATTATCATTTTCACCTTGAAATTTAATTTCTCCAATAGCATCAGAATCAAAAGGAGAAAATGAATCTCTATATAAATCTAAAACCGGCCCCGAATTAGAACTAGTATCTGAAGATATTAATTCTAATTCGGATTTACCCGATATAACATCTGAAATTGTAACAATCGAATCATCTGATTTTCTAGTATAAAGCTTTTGATCTGCAATATTCATACAAATCTCACCTACTTCTAAATCATTTACAGTAGGTATTGAATCAGATATTTCACTTCTTTTTATTTTAATAATATTAGCCATATAATGATATATATTTAAATCAAAATAGCATAACTAGTATTGTGTTTGTTACAATATATGGATTTAAATTTTATTTTAAATTTATATTATGAAGTAATTGCGTTATACCATGCTTCCATTTGTTCCTGAACTTCAGCTTCAGTCATAACGGACATATCACCCGATTCAGGATCAAATTTATTCATTGGATGTTTAGCATGAATTGCAAGTTGTCTTGTTACTGCTTCAGGTAATGTATAATATTCCAATGTATCTGGAAGATAATACTCACATGGATCTTCAACAAAACCCATCAATGTATGATCATCAGGGTTCATGTAGTGTCCGCCATGACTAATCCAAGCAGGAGTTGTTTTTCCACGACCAAAAACAGAGGCATGAAGTTTGTATTCTACGAGTTTCATAGTTTTAAATCCTTTTTTAAATGATGTTAATGTTTTTAACTATCTACTTATTTATAATATTTATACACTCAATAATGATACATTTTATAGTTATTCTTCAAGATGTTTATCAGTACTTACTGGTTTTTTGTAAATATAATCCTCATTTACAATCTTTTCTAAACCCATTCTCTTTAATGAATGTTGATGTTCATTTTTAAATGTTTCAACCATTTGCTCTAAAAATATATGCATACTTTGAACACTTGGGAGCTTATTCTCATTTATTTCTGCACGAACACTATTCATATAATCTCTAGTTAATTTTTCACCTACCATTGGATGAATACCAAATTGCTCCCAATATTCAACAGTTGATATTGCAATTCTATCACTTGACATTAAATTCTGAATTGCTTGTCTAAAACCCATTCTAATTGCATTTGCAATTTCAGATGATTCAAAATCTTTTTCATCCCAATTCTCAGGTATCCCGTTTGCATCACGAATTTTATCATACATATCTTGATACATTCCAATTTCTTTCATAGCATTTTCAACACTTGATCTCATTTGTTTCATACCACTTTCAGCTTCTTGTATCTTTATCAAACTTAATTCATCACCCTTTTGTTCCCATTCTTTAATTTTAACATGAGTTTTTTGGGTTTTAAAATGAGCCTCAATCAAAGCATTTCTTTTAGAATCTATCTGTGCTAAACATTGTTTTAATTGACGATAAGGACTATCTGCTAACATTGTCATAGTCATTAATGTAGCTGTTGTTTGACTATTAGTTCTACCTACTGCCCCCTTTGCTCTTTCTAATTCTGGTAATCTATTACAAATTTTAGTTAAAGCTTCTTGACTTATGCTTGTATTGGGTATTAAATCATTAACTACTGTTTTTGATATTGCTAATGATTGTTCTGTTTCATTTTCACTCACTATTCATAACTCCTATAATTTAAATTAATAATATTATAATAATTTTTATCCGTTTCCAGATGCTCCGCCTGGATGATTACGAGTACCGAGACTTAACCAAAATACAGCATTTTGATCAGGTTTATTACATTGTACCATTTCTGCTGTACCTGATACTCCACCCCAACCTGCTGAAAATCCAGACTTAATAACTGCACGACTTGCTGTATCTGTGCAAACAGCAGGTGATAAATATCTATCTGAATACTGATTAGCAAAAAATTGTGCATTAGCTTCAGTAGCCATAGTAAGGTACTCAGCAGGTTCACATTGTGTCCAACCATTCTTGTTATGATAAGAAACACCATATGTTCTATCATTAAGTCCAACTCCACCAAGTCCCCTTCCTGCTTGATTTCCAAATGATATTGAATTACTTGTGGTGTCCATATTAATGTATCTAATTGGGCCTGTCAAGTTACCAGAATTAGTTTCATCACCATAATAATAACCATTCCATATAACACATCTAACACCATTACTACATATAGCTTGCCATCGGTGTTGTCCACCTCCATAAGTCATATTATCAGAAGTAAAATCTTGAGCATTAGCTGGTGTTTCAACCGTTATATATTGCATATTTCTAGGTGATGGAGCTCCACTTGAACCACCATATGCTCCAGTATTGTATATACCTCTTGTTCCATTTCCTGTTCCATGAATATTTTGAGTACCCCAAGATGTTTGCCCTCCCCAAGTAAGATTGCCAAACCAAGTAGCATTACCTGGCGTTGCGATTGTAACATACTCTATTACAGGAGTTCTACCATAACCATTATGATTATTCCAACCACCAGCAACAACTGCTCGTGTTCCATTTGAACACACACCGGGCATATCACCATGACCATAAGTTGTACTTCCAAAAAGTACTGTATTGGCTTGGGTTGGTATAACCATAGAATGAGTATTATCAGTACCATAAAAACCAGTACCAGTATATCCACCCATCCACATTCCTATATCACCAAGATATTGTGGTGCTGGTGCAACATTATCTGATTCTTGCGACTCTCCAACATTCCGCCATTCATTATTATCTGTTCCAGCATCAACACATACAAAAAGTTCTCCATCTGTTGAATTGATCCACATTGTTCCTACGCCACCCGTAGGATTAGATGTCCTTGTTGGACTAGAAGCAGAAACTGTTGTATATAAACTAGGAAGATCGGGCATTCCTGTTAATGCTGATGCATCTACTCCAGCGGGTAATGTTCCATCTAATTTATTTATATCTACCGTAGCAATTTTATCAGATGTAATAGAACCATCAGCAATCATACTAGATGTAACAGTAATATTTTCTGGACTTTCAACTAAACTATCATTACCACTAAACACCATTACATGAACATCTTGTGCTGGTGCTGTTCCAAATGTAATTGTAGTTCCTGATAAAGTATAATCTGTAATTGGAGTTTTAAATACACCATCCCAAAAAACAGTAGTATTATTAACAGAACCGGGCGTTTTAGATAATGTTATTGTAGTAGTAGAACCATCACCCGTCATTGTATCAACAGATTTTGCTTCTGTTAATACATTTTTTAAGTTATTTCCTATAAATCCCATTTGTTATTTCCTTTGATTAAATAGTTTAATATTGGTGTCCACCAGCCATATAAACGGACATACCAGCGTTGCCATGTCCTACTGCGGTTGTATTAGATGAAAAGGAAAATTTGTGAATATCATTTTGTTTACCATTATATGCGGTTCCACCAACCGAACTATATCCATCAGTAGTTGAAGAATGTCCAGCATTTCCATATCTTATACCTGCTAAATCACCGTGTCCTACTGAATTGTTTTCATTAGCAAAAGAAAATTGATCAATAGTTGACACTCTTGCAGAAGGATTACCCTTCTGACCACCAGCTACATAACCATGAGTTACAGAATTACATCCTGCTCCCATATATCTACCAACACCTGCTATATCTCCTACTGATGTTGAATCCGAATCTGATGCAAAATCAAATTTTTGTATTGTTGTTATTTTAGCTCCAGCTACCCAATCATGCCCACCAGAACAATATCCATGAGTTGTTGAAGCTTGTCCTTGAGTCCCATGAGCAGGTACACCTGTGTTAGCCACAGCAGAACAACTACCATCACTAGCAAAAGAAAATTTATCAATAGCAGTTGTATATGGATAAGCATTAAAAACATAACCAGCAATTTCTGATCCAATTCCATCAGTATTAGACCTAGAATTTGACAAATTAGCACCAGTATTAACAGAACTTTCTGATTCTGTAGCATGAGCAACTTTAGATATATTTGATACATAACCACCAGTATCAGCACTATGACCACCACAAACGTACCCATGTGTAGCACCAGAAACACCAATCGGACCATCTGTTCCACGACCCCCAGCTCCTTCAATACTACCTTTATGTGATGCACCAGAATTTGAAGCAAAATTCCACTTTTGTATCATATCAGTACCATAATGAGCAATATATCCACCAAATGTATGTGCAGACAATGTTCCTGTATAAGACCAAGGCACGTACTCAATAAGTCCAGTACCAGTTCCAGCATTGACCCAAGTATTGTTGCCAGGAGTACCATTAGTACAAACATAAAATTGGCCAGTTGAAGTATTTAGCCATATAGCTCCTTCTCCAACATCAGCATTATAAGTAGGTTTATAGGATTGTTGTATTATAGCAATCGTACCATCTATGCCAGTTATTGCAGAACCATCTACTGCGGGTAATGCCCCAGTTAATTTACTTGCATCTAATCCAACAACTTTTGCATCTGTAATAGAATTATCTTTAATACTATCAACCGTAAATGAGTTATCTATAACATTATCCTTTAGTGCATCTCCTGTTGATATAGCTACAACTTTTTGATCAACACTAGGGGGTGTTGCAAAAGTTATTGTTGTATTTGATAATGTATAATCTATGCCTGGAGTTCTAGCAATTCCATCTATATAAACTGCTACATCATATATTGAATCAACCATCGTTAGCGATAATGCTAATGTATTAGCAGAACCATCTCCCGTCATTGAATCAACTGTTATGTTAGCAGTTGATACACTTTTTACATCTTTTCCTATATATGACATATTTTTTTCCTATCTATTAGCATTGTTATTTATTTATATATTTAGATTTAGGTTTATAGCACATGGACAATTCCATGTGCTATGAGTTTATTTTAACCTAAGGCAATCGCCATAGCTACATCAGTACCACCACCAGAAGCAGGAGTAACAAAACTTAAAGTACCAGCACCATCCGTTTGAAGTACTTGTCCATTAGTACCATCAGCAACAGCAAGTTCTGCAATAGTTACAGCATTAGCAATAATCTGTGCATTTGCAACTGTACCAGACAAATCACCACCTACATTTGTTGTTGATGCATTTGAAGAAGTTGCTGCCCATTCAGGAGCACTACCACCAGAGTTCATTGTAAGTACTTGTCCAGCTGTACCAACTGGTAAACGTGCATAATCTGTACCATCAAAATACATAATATCACCACCAGCATCACCACCCATAGAAATCTTAGCACCAGTAACAGCATTGTCAGCAATTTTTGCTGTTGCTACTGCACCATCAGAAAGTTCTGCAACTGTGATAGAATTATTTGCCAAATCCTCGGCAACAATAACATCTGCAGCAATCATCGCAGAGGTAATTGTATTATCAGGAATTTGGATATTAGAAACTGTACCAGTAAAAGCACCACCTACTGCTGGATCATTTGCACCAGCATCAACAAATGATAATGCACCAGCACCATTCGTAGAAAGTACTTGTCCAGCAGTACCTTCTGCTACATTTAATTCATCAACTCCAACTGAATTAGAAGCAATATTTTGTGCAACAATAACACCCGCTGCAATTTTAGCAGCTGTAATTGCACCATCAGCAATTTTGGAATTTGTTACTGCATCTGTAGCAAGTTTTGAGTTTGTTACAGCATTAACATTAATTTTAGAATTTGTTACAGCATTATTTTGTATTGCTGCTTCAAGAACACTATTATCTGCAAGATGAGCACTAAGAACAGCATCATCAGCAATTTTATCAGAGGTAACAGCATCATTAGCAATTTTATCTGCGGTAATATTAGAATTTCTAATATGATTTGTTGTAACTGCACGTTCCGAATCTGTTACAGTACTATCACGCAATTTATCAGCTGTAACAGCATCATCTGCAAGATGTGCCATTACTACTGCACTATCAGCAATTTCATCACTACCAACTGCATCATTAGCAATTTGTGCATTAGAAGCAGGCCCGGACAAATCTCCACCCATTGTTGGGTCAGCAGAAACATCACCAAATTCCAATGTACCACCAACAGTTTTCATCAATGCTTGTCCAGTAGTACCAACATTATCTGTCTCTAATTCAATAATACCAACACTATTAGGTACGATAGTTGGAATATTGATAGTACCTGTAATATCACCACCACCTAGTCCAAGTTGAGTATCAGGATTAGCAGGTGCAGAGCTACCATCATCTTTCCATTCAAGTACTCCACTATTATTTGTTGATAACAACTGTCCACTAGTACCCTTTTCTAGGCGAACCCACTTAGTACCATTGAAATACATAAGATCACTAGATGCTTGACTTGTTAATGCAATCTTTTCACCTGTTACTGCACCATCTTGAATTTTTGCAGTTTCAACTGCATTGTTTTGAATTTCTGCAACAGTAATTGCGTTTGCTGCAATATCTTCAGCAAGAATAACATTTACATCCAAATGTGCTGAAGTAATTGAATTGTCAGCAATTTTAGTTCCATCAACTGCATTATTAGCAAGTTTTGCTGTAGTAATTGAACCATCAAGAACTGAAGAAGCACTATTAAGATTACCAGAACCATCATACGTTCCTTGTATATTACTGCTTATTTGAAGTTGTGTATCAGTAAGTTTTTGTGGTTGAATGGAAAATGTTTTTAGATGTCCACTACCACTAACTCCAGCACCATGAAAAAATTTAACAACAAAATTACTACCAGTAATATTCTTTGGTACGTCAATAGAAGTATCTGGTAGATTTGGAGCTAAGGTTTGTCCTTGTGCAACGTGTAAACGACTAGGTTCAACACTCATCGCCATATTAAAATCTGATTTTACTGCTACAGATAATCCAGAACTAACTTTCGTTTCATTTTGTAATGCTCCATCTTTAATAACTTTAACATCGCCATTATTATACCATGTAATTGAGTTATCATCAGCAGCACCACCATCTACTCCAACACTATTTGCGTAATGAAAAATAGCACCAGTTTCTCCGCCATGTGATCTACCACGCATAGTCATAGCACAACCAACACGCCAGTTATAATCTTCTTCATCAACTGTATAAGAAGCAACATCTTCTTCTCTAGTTACAGTAGCATCTGTTGTTGGAATATAAGAAGTACTATAACTCTTTTGTTCAACTTGAGCACCCCATAAATATACACCTTCTTGAGCTCCCCAAGTCTCAGCACTACTGTTTCCATCAGTTTTTCTTAACATAAAATATGCATTAGAACCAGAATCTGCATCAGCTACAAATGTCATTTCACAACGATACCATCCATAAGGATATTCTACAATGTTTGATGAATCCACACCAATAGCACTACCCTTAGTTCCATTTGATAAATTAAATGTTTGTGAAGAAGGAGATGCTCCAGTTGCATTAGTAATTTCTAAATAATCTGGACTTCCAATAGCTTCTCCTCTTTTTGCATATACAGAAATAGTATATTTACTTGAAGCAGTAAAAGCACCTACATCCTGTCTAACATATGCCATATCATTAGCATTCTCTACTGCTTTTACATATGTAGCTATATTATCACCAGTTGGAGAATGATGTGCATTTGGTGTAGCTGTAACTTCATTAGACCCACCCATCCAAACTGCATTATCAAATGCTTCTGAATGTAAACAAAGATTTGTTGATGCTTCTTCTAATAACCATCCATTTGTTTCACCAACCAATTCCGGCTTGTAATCTAGTCGAATAGTATTAGCCGGAAGCGTTTCAACTAAACCGATGGCATTAACTCTTGTACCGATACTATTACGAGAAAAGGCAAGTTCGGAAGGTTTCTGTTCACTACAAACCAACCCTAAAGTACTTTTTACTATTGACATATTATGAATCCTTTTTTAAATTTTATTTTTAAATTATTATTTCTAACTTAATATAATATAACTTATCTCAATTATTCTTTATCTTTATCTTTGAAAACTAGATGCACCTACTGTATTATTAAGTAAGTCTGAACAATGTGCTGCTGTTCCTTCACTTGCAAATGCAAATTTATCAACTGTTTTATAACCACCATAACCAGTACCAGTATATGCATGAGTTTGTGTAGACCATCCTTGAAGATTACCATATCTGTAACTCGATATATTTCCTACTTGTGTAGCAGTTGAATTACTAGCAAAAGAAAATTTATCAACATGGGTTTTAGATCCAACACCTAATTTATATCCACCACTTAAATAACCATGAGTTGTAGTCCATTGTGTAGCAACACCTGACCTATATTCAGAATTATCACCATGATCTGCTGCATCTGTACCAGAAGCATAAGACCATTTATCAATACAAGAATAATAATTATTACCAATAGCAAATCCATGTGTAGGGCCAGAAACTCCATCATTCATATTACCACGATCACCACCAACCATATTGCCTGGACTAGTCATATTTGAATCAGAAGCATAAGATTGTTTTTCAAGAATCCGCCAATCTGGATCAGGAGTACTATCACCACCAAACTTCCATCCATAATTTTCTTCATTAGCAGCACCATGCTGATAAGAATGTTTCACCATATTAGATATATTAGAAGAACTCGCTGATGCAGCCAATTGAACTTTCTGCACAACACTTTCAGACCCATTAGCCCAATCATTTACCCCACCGTAAATATATCCATGTGATATACTATTTGTACCCGTTCCATATTCCACCGCAAGAGAAAGTGTACCAATCTCAGCATTATTTGCATCCGTTAATACTGAAAATCTTTCAATTTTATCGTGTCCCCAACAGCCACCAGCACTATATGCGTGCATTTGAGCATAATTTGACCAAAAAGGTACATAATCTTCTACGGTTACGGTAACAGTTATGCCGGGACTATACATACCAGCATCATCCTTTGTCCTTACACGAAATGTAACATTCGTATCACCACTAACTGCTGAAGCAGTAAATTCATGTGCTGAACCAGCAGCAACTTCTGAAGCAGCAACTGATAAAATAGGATCAGAGATTTGATCTACGACATAGTGTGTAACAGTACCGTCTGCATCAGTACCACCAGTAAAGGTATGACTCAATGTTGTACTTTCTTCTATATTAGGTACATCATCAGTAGCTTCGCCAGGTAGTTGATTTTTTAATATATGTCCAGAACCATCACCGACACTTTGCCAACTATTTTCGTTTGTCGTAGCATCCGTACAAATATATATATTGCCAGTCGTTTTATTAAGCCATGCTGTTCCTAATGTCAAATTACTATCTATAGCAGGATCAGATGTAGATTCTATAAAAGGACTAGCTTGTTCAAATTGATTTGAAATATTAGCACCATTAATTGCTGGAAATGCACTACCACTAAGTTTACTTGCATCAACAGATGTTATTTTTGCATTAGTAATAGCAGCATCAACAATATCTTCAGCACCTATTGAACCACCCATAGGTGTAGAAATATGTTCTCCACCACCTACTATTGCAAAAACAACAACACCATTAGAAGGAGCAGAAGAAAATGTTAATGTATTTCCAGCTAAGGTATAATCCGTAGTTGGTCTTTGAGCAACACCATCAAAATATACAAACACATTATTAACAGAAGATGGTGTTTGTGATAATGTTAATGTTGTTATTGATCCGTTACCAGTAAAAGTATCAAATGTTTTACTTGGTACAGCGGTACTTTGGTATGGTTTTCCTATATACATTTGTATAAATCCTTTTTTATTGGTTTTCTTCTTCTGGTGTGTACGTTAATAATTTATTTGCATCTAATGAAAATCCTAAAAAGTCTGCTTGTTGTATTGCTACTCCTTCATGCCTATCTGCAAAATCATTAACAAAAGAGTGTAATAATGAAGTATTAGCAACACCCGTACTTGCTTCTTGTGCTAAAAACTCTCTTATTTCCTTATGTGCATTTGTAACAGAAACACCAACTTGTTCTAAATATTCCTGATTACCACAACCAATAGTTCCCCGTTCCCTAACTTCACGAATTGCTTGTGTCATAGCACGTTTAATATGTGATAAAACTTGAGCTTTTTCAAATTCTTCCTCAGAAACATCACCAATAATATCTTTCAACTGGTCATGCATTTGCCCAAGAGTTTCAATTTCTTTTAAAGCACCTTCAACTTTAACCAAAAGCTCTGCATTACCTGATTCCATTCTAGCAACTTGAATTTCAAGTAATTCTCTTTTAAGAGGATCATCCTCTTGATCAATTTTTTGTCTTTTGATTTTAGTTTTTGTAACTGCTTCCATGTAACCAAATTTTGCTTCATTAAGAGCCATTCGTTTACTTGCCATCTCAGCAGAGACTTGTCGTAGTCTTGTCCAATCATCAGCTTGTGAACAAGTCAAGTGTTTCAACATAAATTGACTTCTTGACCTATCCCAAATGCGTTCTGTATATTTAACCTTATTTACTGCAAGTTCAGCATTTTGTAAATTTTGAACTAATGATTTTCCACCATATGATTCATACTTTGTTGCAAGAGAATCATTTTTAAATGTATTTACAACTAAATCTTTTGATTCACTTTTTTCTTCACTCATGTTGACTCCTAAAAAAATAATTTAATAATTACTTGTATTTATAATACTCATTTTACTCTTATCTGCATTATTTATAATTATGCATTACCTGATGTTGCACCACAACCAGCTTGATTAGATGATATAGAATTTTGTCCAAATACAACAGCATTAGCATTTGGATTTGCCATTGTCATATATTCAATTTCATTATTAGTATACATTTGTATTACACCTCTTTCTGAATTTGAACAGGCACCTGTATCGTTTTGATGGCTCACAGTTACTCCACCAAATACTAGTGCATTACCATTTGTTGCCATTGTTATCCATTCATTTCCAGCTGGAATATAACCATTATCATAATATTGTCCACCCCAACATACACCATAAGTTCTATCATTTAATCCTGCTGCACCGTATCTATATTGATTTAAAGTACCAAATTGAGATGCATTACTCTGAGTAGCTATAACTACATAACTTATAATTCCACCAATGAGAGGGCCATTTGGAGTATGTGGATAACCACCCAACATTATTGCTCTAGTACCATTACCAACAACTGGCATCCATCCACAATGCTGATCATATGAACCATTACTAAATACAACAGAACCAAAAGTTGTAGAATTACCATTAGTTTGAACAGTAATATATTCCATAGGCATACTAGCACTACCATATGCGCCAGGAGTAATAAGTCCTCTTGTTCCATTACTTACAGCATCAAGATAAGTATTAGCATAAGCAAATGTTCCAAACTCTTGTGAAGTAGCAGGTGTTGCTACTGTAACATAATCCATTCCTGTATTCGGCCCATCCATATTACCAGCAACACAAACTGCTCGTGTTCCATTAGATAAACATCCAGGCCTTGATTGATGATACCTATTTAAATCACCAAATGTAGTTGTATTACTTAATGATGGTATACTAAGATATTGAATAGCATCAGTTGTCATCTGAGTCCAGTTACCACCAAAAAATAATCCTCTATTTCCAAAATATTGTGGCCCAGAAGAAAATTCAATCTTACCTGTTGTACCTAATCCAGTATTTTTCCAAACATTAAAATCCGTAGTAGCATCTACGCAACAGAATAACTCACCACTAGAAGTATTCAAATATAATGTTCCTACGCCATCAGCAGGATTTGTTTCCTGTGTTGGATCACTAGTTGTTTTAGTAATTGATTTGCCAAGAGGTACATTAGTCAAATTAGAACCATCAACATTTCCAAAAGAACCTACTAGTTTTGAAGCATCAACATCAACTATATTTTCATCTGTTACTTTAGTTACAGACATTTGTTATTTCCTTTTTAAAGACTTATTAGTTATGACATCCTGCAACTGATTTAAGAGGACCCGCTGATATATTTCCAATATCACTAGCAGTTGTATTAGACGAATATGCAAATTTTTGAATGTGATCTACTTTCGTATAATTTGGCATATACTGTCCACCAAAAACATAGCCATCAGTTGTTGAACTTGCGTTTCCAGCCATATAAGAAACAGCATAATTTAAATCGCCATGATCTGTCATAGTTGCTTCTGTTGCAAATGACATTTTATCAATAACATTTGTTTCATTATTATTCCCAGTATCTCCACCCGCTACGAAACCATGAGTTGTTGAACATATACCTTGTCCGTTACAATGCCGTCTTGCAACTGTTAATTCAGAACTGATAACTGAACCTGCTATACCAGATTGAGCAAATGGAAATTTTTGTATTCTTTTTACATTTTCACCCCCATTACTATCTCCCCAACCACCAGCATGATAACCATAGGTATTATCATATGACCAACCCCAGCCAGAATTGGCATCTGTACTTAAATCACCAACATCAATAGCATCAGATGTTGCAGGAAATGAAAAACTTTGAATAGCAGTAATACCACCACCGAGAGTACCATTCCAACCACCAGTAAAATAACAATGGATTCCGTCTGTGGAACTAGAAGAGCCACCATGTGAATATTCAGTACCCGCATCCAAAGCATAAAATCCAGTAGCTACTGAATTACCTTCAGAAGCAAATGAAAACATTTGAATATCATATCGTGAAGATGGTGTACCACCCCAATCTGTTCCTTTACATTTATAACCATCTGTTTCACTCTGACTTCCTACACCATTATAAGTAGACCAAGCTAATTGGCCAATAGTTGTACTGTTTCCATTAGATGTGAATGAAAACTTTTGAATATCACCAAAATCTAAATGCCCACCCAATGAATAACCATTCTGTGTTCCTTGATATACATAATTGTTCGGAACTACATATTTTATTGTACCTGTTGTACCTAATCCAGTATTTTTCCAAACATTAAAATCCGTAGTAGCATCTACACAACAGAATAGCTCACCACTAGAAGTATTCAAATATAATGTTCCTACGCCATCAGCAGGATTTGTTTCCTGTGTTGGATCACTAGTTGCTTTAGTAACTGTTTTACCTACTGTTACATTAGTCAAATTAGAACCATCCAGCGTTCCAAAAGAACCTACTAGTTTTGAAGCATCAACATCAACTATATTTTCATCTGTTATTTTAGTTACAGCCATTTGTTATTTCCTTTTTTTTATAATTTAAACTTGATTTCCAGCAGGAAGATGTTGTAATTGATTCATTAAAACGCCAACAGTACTAGCACCTGAATCTGAAGCAAAAGGATATTTTTCAATTCTATCAGTATGTCCACCAGCAGCTGGTTTTCCGCCTCCACAATAACCATATGTTGTTGAAGAAAAACCACCACTTGCATTTTTTGGTTCTGATAAATTGCCAACAAATCCAACAGTTCCATCTGAAACAAAAGAGTGTTTTTGAATTGTAGCTGTATTGTTCCAACTTCCATCATGACCAGCATGAGTATAACCCCAGTCAGCTGAATTTGAAGAACCCATTTCCTGAACATAAGTGTGTAAATTTCCAATACCGGCAGAAACAGCATATCCACTTGCAAATTGAAATTTTTGCATACCATTATTAGGATTGCCTCCGGCTAAATAACCATGTGTAGCTGAACTAGTACCTGCGTGTTCATTTTTAGTACCTGATAAGTTTAGTGGATGTCCTATCGAATTGTCTGTAGCATGACCCCAAGAAAGAACAGCATGACCATAATAAGATCCACCACTCATAAAACTTTTATTTTCTGCCCATGATGAATGTCCAGCACAATTAAAATCACCCCAAGGCAAATTTGATACTTGTGTACCAAATGCATTACTAGCAAAAGCAAATTTATCAACTCTGGTTGATGCACTACTAGGATAGCCGGGTTTATAGCCACCCATCATATATCCATGTGTACCAGATGAGGATCCACAAACAGCATTTCTTGCTTCTGTTAAATCACCATGATCTGCAGCATCACCATCACTTGAAAAAGATACTTTGTGAACATCTATACCTGTTGCATCATTTTCTCCACCAGACATATATCCATCACTTACACCCATCACAAAAGATTCATTTGCCGGAGCGGGAGAACCAGAACCACCTGAACCAGAAGAAGTACTAACAGTTTTCCAAACATTAGCATCAGTAGTAGCATCTGTGCAACAATACATTTCACCATCTTGCGTATTTAACCAAAGTGTACCTACACCAGTTGCTGGATTACTATTTGCTTCTGGATTAACTGTATCTTTTGTTATAACTTCACCAGATGGAGGCAAATTTGTTAAATTACTTCCATCTATTGCTCCAAATGTTCCTGTAAGTTTACTAGCATCTAAACTTTCTATAACAGTATCTTGTATTTTAGTTGACGACATTTTTTATTTCCTTTTTTATTAAAATTAAACGTGAACGCCAGGACTATAACATCTAGGTTGAAATAACATATCTCCCACATCAATAGAATTACCAGATGAAGCAAATGAAAATTTATCCAGACAATTTTGATTCCATCCCGAACCTGCCATTCCATGAGCACTCCATCCATGATCGGGTGATGAATGACACGCTGCAGCATATCTGCCATGTGTTAATGAACCCCATAGAACACTATTAGAAAGACTTGCAAATGAATGTTGTTGAATTTGAGCTGCTGTATAATTAGCTGTGGATGGTTCATATCCACCAGCTAAAAAACCATCAGTAGCACTTTGACTTCCTTCTCCATAATAATGCCAATTTCCAGATAACATATTAGAAAATTGAGATGAACTAACACTTGATGCAAATGCATATCTATAATTATAACTTGGTAAATGATTAGAACCCGCATCCGCACCACCATGATAATTAGCATAACCATTAACCCTATCTACTGTATTGCCTGGGCAATCTTGCCACATTTGCAAAGTACCAATATTAGTAGCATTTGATTGAGATGCAAATGGAAACCTAGAAACTTTATTAGTTGTATATGATGGCCCACTACCACTTGTTCTTCTTCCCCCATTTAAATAACCATATCCACCATCTTTATCACTAGAACCACAACCATAACCATACTGAGTATGGGCAGCCATGTCAGCCCAATTAGTACAAGCACCATCAGAAGCAAATGCAAAAGTTTCTATGGTTGAATCATTCCCATTTTGAGCACCTGCTGATATAAAAGCATGAGTCCATGAATGATTAGTATTTGGCCCATTTCTGGTCGTAGAAAGAGAACCAACATTAGCAATTCCATTACTAGCACTTGCAAAAGCATATTTGTCGATTGCTGCCAATGGATCCATCCCTGCTCCAGTATGTGATCCACACACATATCCATATGTCATTCCTTGTTCACCAGCAGGAGCATATGATGTTGTAACTTCTGTTTCACCGGGCCCAACATTTGTCCAAGCATTAGCATCTGTTGTCGCATCAGTACAAACAAACATTTCGCCAGTTGTAGTATTTATCCACATGGTTCCAGCAGAATTATTTGCAGTATTAGTTGGATTTGATGCTGATTTCACCATTATCTCACCAGCTGGTAAATTAGACAGAAATTGTCCATCAATAGCAGGAAGCGTACCAGTTAATTTAGTTGCTGATACATCACTAATATTTTCTTTTGTGATTTTGGTTACAGCCATTTTACTTTCCTTTTTATTTTATTAAAATTGTATATTACTAGGAACTCCGCCACGTGCTGTTGCTACATTCATTATATTATTAGCATTACCGTGTGATGCATATGAATATTGGTGAACATCTGTCATATAAGTACCACTAGTATTTCTACCGCCATGATGATAACCATGCGTAGTTGATGATGAGCCACCAGACCAATTACGAGCATAAGTAAGAACACCTATTGTAGAAGCAGTACCTTCTGATGCAAAAGAATAAGCTTCCATATTTGCTGTATAACTACCACCATTCCATCCACCATCCCGATAACCATACGTTGTAGAGTTTGAACCAGAAACATATGAAGCTGGTGAAGCAAGATCTCCACAACCAACAGCTTGTTGTGTATCTGTTGCAAATGCAAATTTTTCAATGTGAGAAACAGTATTTGGAGAACGCCCATAAGGATATCCGCCTGCAGAATAACCATGTGTATCTGAAGACCAACCAATATTGTGATAAATTCCACCAGAAAATGCCATAGTTCCTACGATAACAGCATCTGTTGTTGAATCAAATGAAAATTTCCTAGTAGTATGATGAGTTGTAACATTCGGATTATCAAATCCACCTGTTAAATAAGCAGTAGTCCCAGTCTGAGTACTAGCTGCAGTAGCCAAAGACATATTACCACCAACAGTTGCTCCAGTTGCAGCAGAACTTGCTGATGAAGCCCAAGAAAACTTTTCGATAGTAGTAATATCAGCACCATTCCATCCACCAGTTACCCATCCATAATCAGTACTACTATGTCCACTAGGAACTGTATTAAGTGCTATCAAACTACCAATATTATTATTAACATTATTAGAAGTAAAAGAATATCTTTCGATTTCATCATTACGGCCGGGACTACCATGATAACCCCCAACTACATAACCATATTGTGTTCCCTGATATGTCCACACTACTGTTGCAACTTCAGTTGTTCCAGGCCCAACATTTGTCCAAGTATTTTCATCTGTCGAAGCATCAGTACAAACAAAGATTTCGCCATTTGTTGTATTTACCCACATGGTTCCAGCAGAATGATTAGAGGTATTAGTTGGATTTGCTGCTGATTTTATCATTACCTCACCAGCTGGTACATTCGTAATGTATTGTCCATCAATAGCAGGAAGTGAACCAGTTAATTTAGTTGCTGATACATCACTAATATTTTCTTTTGTGATTTTGGTTACAGCCATTTTTTATTTTCCTTTTTATTTTATAAATTTAATTTTGTGCTCCTACACTCCAAGCTCTTTTTTGTGTGAGATTTCCAATATGTGATACTCCACTTTCACTAGCAAAACTCCATGATTCAATATAATGAGTATTACTATTTCCGTTATCAGGATAACCCCCATTTTGATAACCATGAGTTTCTGAACAAGTACCACAACCAGCAGAACCCATTTGATTTGTTACTGCTAAAGTAGGATGATTAATCTGTGTTGAACCACTAGCAAATCCTACTTTCCTAATCGTAGTACGCCATTGATGAGCAGACGCAGTATAACCATGTGTGGTTGATGAACAACCGCCTTGTGCATAACCATTCCCAACCATATCACAATGTTTGGTTTTAGTAGCATCATTTGCAAATGAAAAATGATGAACGGCATTAAGATTATACCAACCTACATCAGTAAGAACTTCGGTTGGCCCAGACATAGAAGTTGCAAATCCAGCTTCATTTTGATATAAATTACCAATATCAGCACTATCGCCGTCGTTTACATGACTTTGATATTCAACATGGTCATGACCATCACAACCAGCGATTTGATACCCTCTAAGTTCACTACTTGCACCAGCACCACAATATTTTCCTGAATTTAAATTATTAACAGTAGATGATGCTGCAGCAGTTGAAAATGAAACTTTTTGGACATCTGTAATAAGTGCCCCAGGCACATAACCACCCATGACATACATATCTGTTTTAGATTTAGAAATAACAGGGCCTTCTGTAACAGTCCCTAAAGTACTGCCAGATGCTACTGCATTATTATTTGAAGCAAGAGAATAAGTTTCAAAAGTATTATCAGCAGCATTACCAGCAGTAACCCATCCACTCTGAGTACCTTGAAATGAGTATGGGGGTGTTACATGATCAGCACCAGCTGCAATATTTTTCCAAACATTAAGTCCAGCCGTTGCGTCAGTACAAACAAACATTTCGCCATTTGTAGTATTCAACCACAATTTCCCTAATCCTAAATCAGAATCTATAGCTGGATCATTTGCTGATTCTGTTATTGATTCACCAGTATTCATATTTAAAACTGCACTTGCATCCAATGCTGGTAAAGTACCACTTACTAATTCAGCAGAAACATCAACTATATTATCGTTAGTTACTTTAGTTACAGACATTTGTAATTTCCTTTTTTAAAATTGTGTACCACTAGACCAAGAATCTCTATTAATACATGAACCAATTATTGTTGCAGTAGTTTCAGATGCAAATGAAAATTTTTCTAATCTTTCTGGACCGCCAGGTTGATTAGAAGATCCACCACTTGTATATCCATGTGTTTCAGATGAATAACCATGACATCTACATTTATCATATGCTAAATCCGTAATATGAACTGCATTACTAGTATTTGCAAATGAAAATTTATCAATAGTAGATACCCATGATCCAGTATGCCCACCAGAACTATATCCATGAGTTGAAGTAGAATGACAAGCTTGGGAATGTCTTGTATTATACATAGTAGAATGAACAGCACTACTATCAGATGCATAAGTATATTTTTCAATATCTGAATTTCCGTTTCCTGTATAGATATAACCATTATCAGGGCCGGTAACTCCAGCAGCATAACCCGTAGAAGGCATATTACCAACCTCAACAGCACTGCCTTCATTACTATATGAAAATTTATCTACTGCTCCACTACCAGTTGAAGTTAGAAGTCCAGAAACACCGTAACCATGTGATCCTGTTGAAAATCCAGCAATACAATATCTTCCTGTATTAAGTGTACCTACATTTGTTGAATCTCCACCACTTTCAAAAGAATATTTTTCTATATCGCTATTAATAGGCCACCCGCCACCGAGAATATAACCACTAGTATTTGATTTTGTCCCAGTAGCTGCATAATTATTATTCATGGTAACATCACTCAACATTGTAGCATTACCATCAGAAGTTAATGAAAATGTTTCCATATTATCGACATTAGACATACTTGCATGACCACCAACAATCCAAGCAGTTTGTGTACCCGCATATTGAAAAGGAGGCTCTACATGGTCAGAACCAGCTGCAATATTTTTCCAAACATTGAGCCCTGGCGTAGCATCAGTACAAACAAACATTTCACCGTTTGTCGTATTCAACCACATTTTTCCTAATTCTAAATCGGAATCAAAAGCTGGATCATTTGCTGATTCTATGATTGATTCACCAGTAGGCATATTTAAAACTGCACTTGCGTTTAATGCTGGTAAAGTACCACTTACTGTTTCAGCAGAAATATCAACTATATTATCGTTAGTTACCTTCGTTACACTCATGGACTATATCCTTTTTTGAATGTTTTTATCTTTATTGTTATTTATATTTTTTATGAGGTTACATATATCCTAGCATTACGAGGCCCACCACTATTAGGTGAAGTTACTTCAATAGTATCTACATCCACTATGTCGATTGTATATTCGTGTGTCTTATCCCTGTGTACTGCTGGAGAACCATAAGTAATAGTTACTTTATCTACTGTTGGTGTAACACTACTATTATAAGTTCTAATTCCAATAGCAACAGCTAATTTGTTAGTTGCTGTGGGAAAATCTTGCCAACCTCCTGCATTACGAAAATCTAGATCTGTCTTAGTCATTCCATTTGAAGAATTAGCTTTTATTGCTGCACGAAAAGCACTATTCGCCTGTATATTAAAACCAGTTTGAAAACCTGGCCCAATATAATTATTAGACTCCAAACCGATCCACGCTGCATCCCATGCTGCACTTCCATCACTAGCATTATTATAGTACCATTCTGTATCTGTTCCACCATGTACGGAAGCCCTAGATGTAAGTACGTTTCTAAGTCCATATGTGGGATCAAGTACCCAAAAAGTTCCACCCATGATTTCTCCACCACTATCTTGATCTATATCAGTAGCAAATGCATAAAGAATATCATCATTACCACCTGTTTGTGTTGGGGTAATTGAATTTATCTGTTCATAATTTGTAGTATCTATTGTATCTACACCAGATATTGTTGTGGCCCATTCTGCACTAACATAAGTCGTTACTTCTGTGGAATGCCTTACTATTTTAGCATAAATATGATCATCACCATGTTTATACGTTACGAGTGAACAGTTTGGTAAAACATCTTCTTCTTGCCCGTGTGTATGGTCATGTACTCCTAAAGTTGTAGATGCCATTTTATCAACATTACCAGTAGTTGAATGTCCACTAATATTTGCTAAATAAGTAAAAGTTAAATTTGAACCATGGCCGTGGGAAGTAGTCTGAGTATTAAAATCATCACCACCAACAAATTTACCTTGTTTGAGTTGATTTACTCCTGGCTGTTTATAAGAATATAAACCATGCATTGTGTCGGGACTACTAAAACTACCAGTAGCATATAATGTTCCAGATAAAGTCGTGCATTGTTCTGAGGTAACATTTGTTGCTGAACCACCATAACCACTAAAATTTGGAGTTCCATTACTAACTGGTATTCCCCCAAACCATAATGGCCTTGCAGAAGAATTAAGATTATTAAGATTTCCACTTACATCTGGAGCTATACGCAAAACAGCTGCTTCTATTCCATGTGTGGAATCTGCCCACATATAAACTCCATAAAGATCTTGATTATCTAATCTTTCAAAAGGTATCAAACAATGTTTGTTTGGTTGAGCAATACGAGTTAATCCATTACTATCTCCAAATGAATCTTTGAAAGCACCAGCTACTGTCGAATATAGATACACAGATTGAGGGCCGTTTCCACTTCCAGTATTTCTATTAATTTTAGTTTGAATAAAGTTCGGATTTTCACCATAACTGTCGTAAAAAATATATACCCCTGTTAAGGTATTTAGAGTTGGATCATTTGCTCCAAATATTTGAAAAATAGGTGTTCCTTCATTTGGTGAACCTATCCCCTGAGCTGTACCATTATCACCATCTAATAATTCGTGATAAGCCAATTGAGATAAATTACCAGAAGCATCAACCTCATGCATAGAATAAAAAGGAACCCAATTACTACCATGAGCTGAAGATTGCACCGAAGCAACTGCCATAAATCTAGTATCAGAAATTCTAGCAAGTCTAACATCCCGAACATTTTGATTATTGTGTGATGAAGGAGGGCCAATATCACTAATGCTTCCTTGTACTGAGACTTCCTGAGTTAGAGTAGAAGCAGATGGTATAGTAAGAGAAGCTAATTTAAATGTTGTAGCATTATTAGTTGATACTCCAGCAATTATAAATCTTTCTTCAGATAATTTACAAATAGTTACTTGCTGTACGGTAACACCAAATATACTATTACCCTTTAACCAATCTGTACTATAATCATCAAAATTGCTGGGACTGGAATTATGTGGTGTCTCAAGCGTTTTAAATGTACTCGGATCATCAAACATTTTAACTATTGCAACACCATAATCATTTGAACCATGATTTCCACCATCAGTACCATTCCATAACGTAAGAGCTCTGGTATCATCTATTCCAATAATATCTGAATGATAAAGATTTGAATCATTGTCATTACTTGATGGTGATATATCAAAACTACCACCATGCATTTGTGGTGATGTATCAATATCAGTTTTCCCTGATAATTGAAATTTACCATCCGTAAATTCACAATTTCTTACCAATGGCAGGATTAAAGGATTAGTATTAGGGAAATCTTCTATTATATCACAAGTTGCAATATTTCCACTTGTACTTGTAATTTTAGCTACACCATTACCTTGACTGTTTTTAATTGTATAAAATTCTCCACTAGTATATGAACCAGCACTAAACCCAAGAGTTTCCCATGTATTACTCGCACCATCTGGCCCAGTAAATATAAACTGAACCCCTGTGCCTGTTGTAGCTTGTGGGGTAATAGTAGCACCTTGAGTAAAATTATTTAAATGAAATTCTCCACCAATATCATTGTTGGTAGTAAGATCCCAGTCATTATTAGTTATATTTTGTTTTGCTGGATCAAGATATTCTTCATATACTTTAACAACTGCATTTCCTATTCCAGTAGCACTATTTGTAAGATTAACAATTACTGTATTATCATCTGCCCATGAAGATTTATGTAATGAACCAAGAGTACCACCACTTGAAACACCGTGAGGTAATGTACCAGATATTTTACTAGCATCAACATCTGAAATTTGTGCGTTACCTATAACTCCATTATTAATTTGAGCATTAGATGCAGTTCCACTTAAATCTCCACCCATTGTTGGATCAGAAGTAACATCAGCCCATGATAATCCAGTACTACCATCTGTTACTAGAGCTTGTCCATTAGTACCACTACCAGAAACATTAAGTTTTGAAATACCAATAGCATTATCATTAATTTGTGCGTTATTAACACTACCAGAAAGATCACCACCAACTGTTGATGCTCCAACATCCGAAACTTGGTCGTCAACAAACTCTAATTCACCAGATGCATTTTTTTTGAGTAATTGTCCTGCGGTTCCAGAATTTGCTGTAAATAACTTTGTTAGAGGAATGGAATTATCAGATATAACAGTATGTGCATCAACTAATTCAATTTCACCAGTATCATCTCTAATTAATACTTGCCCAGTAGTTCCAGCATTGGTTGTAGATAATTTTGATAGAGGAATGGAACTATCTGTTAATTTTTGAAAGGGAATGGAATTATCAGATATAGAATCAAGTGTATTAAGTAATTGGGAGGCATCTACGGCGGGTAATGTAGTACCAGAAATAATCTTAGAAGCATCCAAACCTTCTGTGGATGATATATCTTCGTTCTTAACTGAATTATTTTCTATGTTAGAACTTTTTATTCTTGTACGAGCCATTTTAAACCTTTTAGATTCTTGAAAATCTTTATATACTTGTTATTTATAATTTTAGTTAGGTATAAATGATAATTTTTTAAAAAAATATTTACGATTTTTTATGATTTTAATAGTTTACTGCCCAACCAGATAATTGAGTAATCTTGTTTGTACTTTGATTTGCCCACTCTGCTTTTATTTTAACTTCTGTACCCGTATTAGAAATTGTCGTTTTTCCTATCTTAACAACCTTAACTGAACCAGCAAAAGTAACAGGAGTACCATAAGAAGATGCTGGTGTCCAATTTGATCCATTATCCGCAGAAAAAGAAATTACTAAATCTGTTCCTAATGTAGCAGTTCCAGCTGAATCTTCATAGAGAATTACACCAGAAAGAGATGATACTGTATCATCAGCAGTTGATGCTATTGATTCAATCGAACCAGTTGCATTAGAAACACTTTGTAAAGAAGCAGCAAAATTTGTCCCACTTGGGTATCTATTGATGTTTGAAACTCTAATATCATCCACATAAGTTGGATTAGCAGCAGCTTCACTATTCATCATACCATCTTGTCCTATTACCCAAGTAGTTCTAGGAAATTGACTAGAGGGTGAAATAATATTAAATGAATTTACTTGTTGTCCATTAATATAATTGCGACAATAAGTACTTTCTTTAACTGTAGCAACATGAACCCAATCATCAACAGAAATTTGATCTGGTGATATATCTCCACCATATGATCCACCTGAACCATAATCAACATAACATTGTCCACCACCAGTACTGGAAACAGGACGCATAGCTATTTGTTTACTGCCCTGATTATTTGGATGCACACTTATAATACGACTACTAGAAATATTTGATGATGGAGCCCAAACCCAATATTCCATTGTCCAATCACCATCAAGATGCAAAGCACTATGAGAATTAGACCAATCACTACTATTTCCACTTAGAAAACCAACACGAATATTTCCATTCGTCAACTTTAATGAAGTACTACTTGACTCAAATTTAGATTTATCATTTGACCAAGCAGGGCCTCCAATATGAGAAGTAGCTAAGTTATTACCACTATAATCAGTAAATACTTGGGAACCACTTGCAACATCACGTGCTTGTATTAACATAGAAGTATTTGAATCAGCAACATGATAATTATACGGTATCATAGTTTTATATGATTCTGCGTCTAATGTTACATCAGTAGTTGAACTAATACCGTTTGTATCTTCAAATTGATCTATAAATGAATCAGTTAAATTAAAAGATGCTTTATTATCTGAAACCGCCATATGTAATCCAAGCGTGGATATTGATTGTTCCAAAGAAGTCGTATCTGCTTCTGGTAGATTATTTATCATGCTAACATTTACTTTTGTAAAAGCCATTTGTTATTTTCCTTTTTTTAAGGTTTTGGATATTTATCCTTTATTGCTTGAACATGAGCACGCCAATCATCCATATTATGAAACATCATATCCAACTGCTCTTCCCATGTACCATACTCAGGTTTTCTATCTCTTTGATACTGATTAGAATTATAATTATTTTTTAGTTCTTCTTGCTTAGCTTGGATTTCTTCCTTACTAATAGGTGTTGTATCTCCATGCCAAGTGATTTTATCATAATCTTCATCAGCAATAGATACTTGTGCATTAGGATTAATAGCTAATATCGCTGAACATATATCATACATAATTTACTCCTTGTTTTATTTTTATTTTTATTCACTAATTTCCATTACTGTTATATGACTTGTTGCACCGTTTTGACTTAGAGTTCCTGTTCCACTATCAACCTTAAACTTCACCTGATAAGTAATTTGTGAGAGTGTGTTAGGGCTGTCAAGATAATTAAAAGCAAATGTTCTATTTGCCGGTGAATTATTAATCACTAAATAACTAGTAAATCCATAATCTGCATCACCTAAGTTTGTAGAATCTCTAAACACCGTAGCCATATATCCCAATCCAGATCCACTGCCATGTGAATAAGAACCATTTACTGTAATAAAAAACTTACTATTCGTTGATGCTGGTGTAATATTAATCGTTAAAGTATTAGAAGCATCTACCCAAGAGGTTGAAGTTGAGCTAACTTGAGTTGTATTAGCAGCACCCAATACTTGTAAAATTTTGCCTCCGCCCATTCCCGCAGGTAATGAACCAGTAAGTTTACTAGCATCTAATGTACTAATTTTAGCATCTGTAATAGTTCCGTCTATAAGTTTACTAGCATCTAATGTACTAATTTTAGCATCTGTAATAGTTCCGTCTAATATTTTATTTGTTGTTACAGCATTATTCTTAATATTATCTTCTTCTACTGAATCCGTAGCAAGTTTAGGATGTGTTACTGAACCATCAGCAATATTATTATCTGTTACTGCATTATTAGCAATCTTTGTATCTGTTACAGAATCGTCAGCAATCTGTGCATTACTAACTGTACCAGTTAAATCACCACCAACAGGTGTATTTGCTAAATTAGATGTATCAGAAATAAAAGATAAATTACCTGAACCATCAGTAGATAAATATTGTCCATTACTTCCATCTGATACATTAAGTTCTGAAATACCAATAGAATTGGTTGCAACCTTTGTAGCTGTTACTGAACCATCAGAAAGTTTATCAGTTGTGATAGCAAGATCAGAAACTTTATCACTCGTTACTGCATCATCAGCCATCTTTATTGTTGTAACAGCATTATTAAAAATTTTACTAGTTGAGACAGCATCATCTGCAAGTTTATTTGTCGTAATTGAATCCGTTGCAACCTGAGCATTATCAACTGTTCCAGTTAATCCACCACCAAGATTAATTGTACCCGTAACCGTTCCTGTAATATTAATATTACCAGTACCAATAATATTTTTAGAATTTAAATCTAAATCGGCCCCTAATTCTGGCGAAGTATCTTGAACTATCTCTGAAATTTTATTAGAAGCAGCATCAACAATACCTTTAAGTTCATTAACTGCTGATACAACATTACTATTTTCAGTTGTAGTGAGAAGGGATAAATCACCAAAATTATTACTAATATTATTAGTCTTAATTCTCCATTGGTCAAAAGTATCTATTAAATTTACATTAATTATTGGCATTATTTTATTCTTTCTAAGAAAATGAAAATGTTGGAGCTTGACATCCACAAGCTGCATTATCAACGGTTATTCCAATATCGGCAGTTTGTGTTGCTGTTGTATTACTGGAAAAAGAATATCCATCAACAGTCGTAAGCAGTAGTCCTGTACCATACTCATAACCAGCAATTTCATAACCATGAGTTTGTGTTTGTCCACCAGTCGGGCCAGACCTACCTACTGTTGTTGAAATATCACCATGATTAGTTTTCTGTCCTGATGATGCAAAAGAAAATTTTTCTATCGTAGTTATTGCTGTACCTTCACCCGGCTGGTAACAACAAATATGTCCACCATACATATAACCATGTGTGGTACTACTAGACCCAGTTGCACCATTCATACGATCATCTGATAAACTATCCCAATTATGTTGCATATTTTCAGATGCAAAAGTAAATTTATCAATAGACCTTGTTGAATATGGGTTTTGACTATTCGCATGGCCATAATGTCCAGCACACCAAAAACCATCTGTTTGACTTGAAACTGCTAAATGTCCTGTCTTGACATCTTCAAGAGTCGCAATCCCAACTGTTACATTTCCAGTTGCAAATTCAAATTTCCTAACATAAGCATTAGGGTCTGCATATCCAAAAGAACTAAGCTCCCCTGAGCGCCCACCACCAATATAACCATGAGTTCCTGATTCACAAGAATATCCACCTGATCCAAAAATAGGAGGTGAACCAAGAGTTCCAAAAGATTGAGAAATATCAGTTGCACCATTCATCGCAGTTGTTGCTGATGCATATGCAAATTTTTCTGTAACATCAAGAATACCACTACCCCTATACCCACTAGTAACAACTGCTTCTGTAGCACTACTCATAGACATAGCTGAATTAATATCGGGCATCGCAGTAGAACCTACTGCTGCATTATGTCCTACGATTGCATGATTATCGGATGTAAAAGAATGATATAGTATTGTATTACCAGTAACACTACCAAAATTTCCACCATAGAACCAATGATTTCCATGAAAAGGAAAGCCAGGAATAGCACCACTTTGTACAGCATCACTAACTTCCCAAACAGGTAAACCATCATCTAATTGTAAAACTTCTCCCTCTGCACCAATAGCTAATTTAGTATATTCTGTTCCATTATAATATAAAATATCTCCAACTGAAGGAGTTGCTACGGAGATTTTAGACCCAGTTACAGCATTATCTTGAATTATACCAGATGTTAGTTTTTGTAACGCCATTTTGTTTGATAGTTTAGTGTTGTGAACCAGAACTATTTGATACGCCGAGGTCAAGATCGCCTACACCTGTAGCGTTGCCATCAGTACTAAAATTAATTTTTTCTATTAGTTGTCTGTAACTTGGATAACCACCATGACAATATCCATGCGTAGTAGATGATGTTCCCGCTCCATTACCTGATACACCAGCAGAAAGATTACCAATATCTGCTGCATTAGTACTTGAATCAATAGCAAATTTTGTAACATTCTCAGAATAAGCACTATTAGCAGTCAACATTCCACCTGACACATAAATATGTGTTGTCGAATTACTAGCAAATGGCAAATTTACAGCTTCGTACAAATCACGATTTGTATCTACTGAATTTCCATCAGATGCAAAAGCATAACGCTCTATTAAATTATGAAAATTAGTGTTGTTCTGACAACCGCCCATCGCATAACCATGTGTATTAGATGAAGCGCCTGCAGCACCATATCTTCCTGAGAATAAATCACCGACACTCGTCGCATCACCATCAGATGAGGTTACTCGTTTATCTATAACCTTCCAATTAGGATCATCATGACCACCATGCCAATAAACAGCAAGTCCTGATGATGCACCTTGTCCACCCCACATAGCTCGTGGTACAGTAAGATTGCCAATATCATCAGAGTTCTGTCCAGAAGTAAATGAATATTTATCAATTATATCGGTATTTGGATGTCCTTGCATTTCACCACCAGCTGCATAACCATAATCTTGACTTCTGCCTCCAGATGATGCTTGACAAGCGTATGTTAAATCAGCTACATTAACAGCATTTATATCACTAGTATAAGAATATTTTTGTATGTTATTTGCCTGTGGATGATTACCATGAGTACAAAAACCAAATTGTGTTCCTTGAAACTGTCCAGTTCCCCAATCTGATGATGATGCACCACCATTACCACTACCCCATGAAGGTA